AACCCATAAGCCAGCTTTTCCATCCATGCAGCTTTATTGTTTGGATCAAGAGTATTAAGCTGAAAGTGTGGATAATCCCAAAATATACCGTGACAAATACTTATACATGGTCTTAAAGCATAAGGATATGCACATCTTGTATCCCAATAAATGCGTAAATCTGCATATCCTGCCATTTCGTTAAAAGTCATATTGAGCATCGGATTAACACTAAAATCCCAATTACTTGAATCCTCAATACACATAACAGGAATGCCTTTAAAGTTTTTTTGCAAACTCCCAAAGTGTTTTATTCTTCCAAATTCGTCCTTTTTAGGACTTAGTGCCTGAAACAATCTAACATCTATGCCGTTCTCCTGAAGCAACATGCAGAAATCGTATATATAACGTTCAGAACCTCCAAATACAATACGGTCTGTTCCATGAGTTTCTTTACATTCCATATAAAAATTAGGTGTTAAGATTGCTACCGAAAACTTACTCATTGTTTTCACCGCCAATCTTATACTCTTTTGATAAGCCATCAATTGCAGCTACAGAGATTTCTTTTTGCAAGCCCTCAATAGCGATATTCGGATTCTCTTCGTATCTTTTAGCTACAGATATCGAAAACTCGTTACTTTCCATAACTCTTTGCAGTGATTTTGCAAAAAGAAGTGTAGCCATTGTAAATTTTTCTTCAAACTCATTCATTTATCTTCGCCTCCAATTGTTTTTTCGCCCCTGTATTTAAAGCACAACAGAACAGCTACCGGGGAGGCGAAACCTGGTAGCTGTTTTTAGTCTGTCGTGCAAGATTAACTTATTTCAAAAGTGTAAGTTTGTTTTTGTGAACTTCAAAGTCCATTGAATCTCCATCACCATCAGGTGATATGGGATGAATGTAAAAAACTACATTGCCTTCATGATCTATGTTTGCCTTAAGATCATGATTTACTATACCGTTTTTAAAGTTATCTTTTAAGTAAGCCTCAAGACTTTTCAATTTAAAATCGCCTCCTTAACTCGCCTTGTTTTTAGCCAGTTTACATTTAGATAAAGTTGCACAGCCTGTACAAGGATTTTGCCCTGAATTGATTAATGAGAATAGCAGTTGACCAGGTAATCCGCAGCCTTCAGGTACATAACCTTGCTTAATAAAAATTTCTCTAAGCAGGTCGGATTTATTTTCATCATCTTCATGCTCTTCAATGACTTGTGCGTCAATAATTTCTGAACCATAGAAATTTGAATTACCACTAACTCCACCCATCATGCCTGTAAATGGAAGAGCTTCTTCTATAACACAAAAATCAGCGAAACTAAAATAATGAGCAGAAACTATATCGTCAAAGCCATCACTTGTCTCATTTTTGTATTTGTCATTACCGGATTCTCTTGAAATTGACACATAGTCTTTGAATTGATTCTCTGCTTCTTGGCTCCAAGGAATTTGACACCATTGTTGTTCGACTACGATCGCAAGATTTTCAACTAGTTTTGCTTTGTTTGAACCTTGCTCATTGTAAGGCACACATTCTAACCCACGTTTTATAAGCTGTGATTCTATAGTTTCACCAACACCGGTAGCACCAAAATTAATTTTTGCCCCATTATACATTCGTGAGTAGAATGCGAGCCTATCCCATTGAGCATCCCAACCGAGATAAGCCATTGTATCAATTTTTACTACTTTCCCTCGACTATTTCTGATTACGCAAGGCTTTCCATCGCCCTTTGATGCAGGGTCGTAACCTATTGTATACGTTTCCCAAGGTTCAACCTTCTCCCATTCTTTCCAGAACAAATCAATTTCAGCTTGTGTCGTAAACATATTTTGTGGTTTTACAAAGCATTTTTCTATGTTAGGGAACACTGAATTGATTTTGGCAATAAATTCAGCGTCATAGTCCTGTTTGTACCTGTTTTGTGACATCCTTCGCTTCAGATTTTCTTTATATGTACGACCGTTTTTGGTAACTTGATCTCCTCTAACAGCCATATAAGGATTATCCCAGGTGCTAAATTTCCAAGATTCCCAATCAGGATCCCAGTCTGCCGTGTCTTTTTGTCCCCATTTCCACATTTTATAGAAATAGTTTTGACCAAGTGGGGAAGAGTTGATTATTGCACGTCCACCTTGACCATTTAAACCACGCCCTGGAGAATTTAGTCGAGCCTCTATGTTTGACCAAACATCTTCCATATCTGCAATACGGGCAGCCTCTGTTATTGTTACAAGATCAAGCCCAACTGCAACCAGACTTTCAGGATCGTAAGCTGAGTGAACTTCAATAATTCCACCGTTAATTGTTTCTATTGTTTGAGTAGTCTTTGAAATGTCAACAATAATCTCCCGGGGGAGATTGTGCATAAGTTCACGCCAGTTTTGGCGAGCAATTTTGTCTGTAGGAGCAATGATCCACCAGAGGGCATGTGGTATTATATCTGCACCTCTGTCCTCGTTTAGTAGTTCTATGAAATATTTAATTCCTTCCATTACAGAGCAACGGTCTTTACCCCATCTGGCACCTGCAGCAATAACTTTAAATCGTGCTTCGGAATTATGTACTAATTCTTGACCCCAATGAGGTGTGTATTCTACAGCTAAATTCATGCCGCCACTGGCGTTTATCATGCGACATTTCGGGCATGTCTTAAAGGACGTATATGCCTCGTATTCATCTCTCCATATTTGTGCAAATGGCTTTCCGCATTGTTCACAAATTGAAACTCTGTCGCTCGTCGAATGTTGAATAAGTTTTTCGTTTTTCTGTTTTATTATACTTACAGAACCACCTTTGCGAGGCATATTACCACCACCAATAAGAATGTTGCACTCTCATTAGTGCTTTTATATTCTAAACTTATAATCTTCTAGGCTAATTTGTGAACTTTTAAGCAAATCATTCAGATATTCGCGTGCTACATACGGTTCGGTATAATCAGGCACACATTCATATTGTCTGAGGTATTTTTGAAGTCCTAGACTAGATATTAATTTTCTTTTATAGTCTTCTTTTTTATCAGACATGCTAGGGTTATCCCAGGTTGATATTCTAAATGATTTGCAATTTGCATTGTCTATGAAGCAATATTTAATCCATAACTTGTAAAAATTATTTTCTTTGTCTTCTGGAATATGACCTGTCAGATACATGCTAGTATCTATCTCATTTATCAAGCATTCGTCGTCATTAAGAGAACGAAAATGTTCATTAAAAAACTTATTACTAGTTGAATTATCCATAGTTATTACTCTGAAATCTATATTTGTTATGTAATGTGATTCATAATCTGTAGAAACATATATATTCCCGTACTTTGTTTTGAATCTCACCGTTTTATCTGACCCAAGAATTTTATAACTAATTACAGAAAAGTGTTCCTTAATTTTTCTCTGTATACATCTTGAAATATTTTCGCTATTTACAAGATATAAAGCATCACCGTTATTTCTTTTTATGATTTCTTCTAAATTCAAAAGAGCTGTTGAAGTTTTACCGCTTCTCATCCCGCCCATAACAAGCTTAATTCTTGCCCTAGAACTTATTATTTCTTTTTGCTTCTCAGTAAGCTCAAACATATCAATCTCTCCTTAGATTATTTGGTATAACCATCATCTTTAACACTGTATATTGCACCTTTGTTGCAGTGTTTTAAGTACCATTTGAAGAATTCCTTATAAGTCTTAAGTTCAAAAACTTCGACTTCGGACAACTTACTTCGAGGACTAAACTTAACGGTTATCATAATTCTTTTGTGCCCTCCCACACATTTCGTCAAGTACCTGAATCATAGAGCCAAGTTCATCTATACGATTATCAACATATTCTTTGTCTGTCCACTTTTCGTTTAGTCGAGTTTCTAAATTTTCGAGCTTTTTATTAATTTCTTCTTGTTGGGCTGTAATAATATTTTGATTAGTTATGATGCCTTCTATTTGATTTTGAACCTCAGAAGGATATTCATTGCTTTTAATGCAAAAATCAAAGAAAAACATTGAACATACTACGAAGGCAAACAATATAATACTTCTAATTAAAACTTCTTTCACTTACATCGCCTCCAACATTTTTAATTCATTTCTTAAATAATAATAAAAAGTATTATGTATGAACCATCCAGCCATCTTTGCAGGAATAAACTGAAGTTCAATTCCATATCTGGACTGAAATGCAAAAAGAGAAGCGATGAAACTTCTCTCGTTGAAGTCTGTCCGATATTCATGTTTTATTATCTTTTCATAACTTCCACCTTCGACCATAAGTATTAATTTTGCTCTTTGGTCTTTCGCCCTTGTTAGTTCAGCTTCAAATCTTTCTCTTTGTTGAGCAAGGTTTCCGCTTAATTCTGTTAATCCGGACTTTCTTTCAATGGCAATCCTAGTTTCAAAACTTGTCGGATCGTTAAAACCAAATTGAGGGAGTGGGGGAGAGATAAAGCTATAATCTCCAAAATCTAGTTTTTTTTCGATATACTTTATGCCATATTTATCAAAGTAATCTGTAACATGCAAGTTTTCGTTTTCCCGCGTGTCACAGATAATCGTTAAGTCTTTTAAAACTTCTTTTATTTGTTTATCAGTCATATTACATCGCCTCAATCATCATCATTACCGCTATCTACTTGTATAACCCCTTGCGTAGCTCCACTGGTTTTAAACATGAAGTTGATTTTAGTTTTCTTTTTATTACCAAATTCATCTATCTGGCTGCCTGACATTAAGTTTTTAAGTGTGCCGGTCAGTCTTTCGGCTGCTTCAGCCATAAACTTCATATCTTGCGGAGTGTTGATTTTGTTTGCAACTCTGGCTAGTACATCTTCCTTTATTACAGAATCAATTATTTTCTCGATAGCTCCAATGGTTTGCTTTGCAGTTTCAAGCTTTTTGTTGTCAATCTCAAGCGTTACACGCTCTCTTCTTAATGCAAGTTGCTGTTTTGTGATTGTCGCCAAGCTTTCAATCTCAGTTATAACTTCAACTTTCTGTTCAATTTCCTGCGAAGGAGTTATTGTTAGTTCTGTGGATTGTTGTTGCAATAACGGGTTGTCAAAAACTTGAGGAGGATCTTTTTTAGGTGTTGACTTGGCCTTTGGAGAAGTTTTACTCTTTGCCATCGCTACCACCACCATTTAACAAATTAGGTCTTCTGTCACAGAACTCTTTTATTGCAACATAGATCATGTCTCTATATGTAACCTGCGTGATTGCCATCTTGTTTGCATTATCAACAATTTCCTTAAAAGGCTCGTATATGGATTTAGGTATAGGTATGTTTAAATTGTCGTAGTCAGGATTGTTTTTCCATTTAGGCGGTCGCCCACCAGAAACTTTTGGGGCTTCTCCAGTACGTTTCCAGTATTCATAATGCCTTCTCAAAACCGCATATGACTTTCGAGTGCCTTTTTCAAACTCTTTAAACAAATGAGCAATAGGGGAGAGTTTCGACACCGTTTTTATTCCGTCAAGTCCCATTGAACCAACAGCACTTTTAAGAGTGTTCTCGTTAATGCCCTCAAGTTTTGCAATTTCAAAAACATTTATGTAATTTTTTGGTACGCTTTTTCCATATGCCATTTAAATCGCCTCATTTCACATGCAATGTGGTTGTAACCCTCCGTAAACCACTTCGGTAGTACCAACGGCTGCTAATAATTATCCTGTACTCACAGGCTTACTACCTTCCCGCCATTTCGTATTTAATCATAAATAAAATAAGCACATCCAAGGAGTTACCTCTTTTGTGCATGTAAAAAGCCACCGGTTAAGTGGCTTTGGTGAATCAATTATCGTATGAGTATATAAGATAATGCTTTCAAAACTAGGTTTCGTTATGCGAAAACCCGATTCTCCTTCTACACATGGTAGATGAGCTAAAAATTACTTACTCAGACAAACCCACTTGGATATCCATGAACTTCTGAAACTTTAATCGCATTCCGAACTCGTTCTGTAAGTATCTTGAGTTGAATTTCAACGATTTGAATCAAATCCATCCAGTGATATCCAAATATGCTGTTCATGAAACATCGCCTCCTTAATGTAAAATACAAAAAACGTAGTAAAACGTTTTAAGAAACTCCTTTTACGCTGGTAAATGAGCTGAATTTCTAAGTTTAATCACCTTCCATGTTAAGCACCTCTATCTTTTAAAATTTTATCAAACTCCTTTTAACACCAACATTACAATTATGTTTATAAGTAT